AGAGCTATGCAATTCGTAGAACGTGTAAAAACAGAAATACATCAAAGACGTATTCCTTCGAAAACAGGCGGTGGCACTAATGTAATTGACAGTGCATACAATCCACTATCAACTAATGAAGATTACTTTTTCCCACAAACAGCAGAAGGTAGAGGATCTAAAGTAGAAACACTACCAGGCGGTACTAACTTAGGCGAAATAGACGACTTAAGATACTTTACCAATAAGCTAGTGCGCGGTCTGAGGATTCCAAGTTCATATTTACCAACAGGTGCTGACGACAGTCAAGCAAGTTACAATGACGGTAGAGTAGGTACAGCATTTATTCAAGAATTAAGATTCAACACATACTGCGAAAGATTGCAAAATCTACTTGTAGAAGAATTTGATCAAGAATTTAAACGTTTCTTATTAGAAAAAGGTGTAAACATTGACACAGCAATGTTTGATATTAAATTTCAACCACCACAAAATTTTGCAGCATACAGACAAACTGAACTTGACAACCAACGTATAAGTTCATTTGCACAAGTACAAGCAATTCCATTTATTTCAAATCGTTTTGCACTAAAACGTTTCTTAGGATTCAGTGCAGAAGACCTTGCCGAAAATGAACGTATGTGGCGAGAAGAAAATGACGAAACACTTACACCTCCAACTAGTGATGCGGCAGGAGAAATGAGAAGTGTTGGTATTTCAAGTGCAGGAATATCTGCAGATATTGATGGTGCAGAAGACCAAGCAGGAATCGATACTGGAGGTGAAGACGGTGGAGAAGGTGATCCACCAGAATCGGCAGCAGGCGATGCCGCCGCAGCAGAAGCACCCGCAGGCGATCAGGAAACAGAGGTATAAATAATAACATGATACTGAGAGAACTTTTTTACTACGACAAAGAAACTATTGAACCTGTTGAAGACAATAGGTATGAACCTCAGTATGACGATTCAATAGTAGATTTAGACGATACACGCAAAACAAGATTAACACTTCGTCAAATTAATCGCGCTCGTAAAGCAAGCGAATTACATACAGAAGAAAAAGCAAAAGAGATGGATTTTGTTCGCCAAATGTATGGTATAGCAGGACAGGCAGCAGCGGCGGGAGTCTAACCGTTGGCTAAAATAGATAAAAGTCAATATACAAAACAACAATGGAGAGTCGTTAAAGAAGAACGACGTAGACAAAAAGAATTAGCCAGACAGCCTAAGTTGTCTCAATTTGATGCTGTTCCACAATCACCTATAAAAAAACAAAACAATCAGCTGGCATTTGTATTGGGCAACGGTACAAGCAGAAAATCTGTTGATGTAGAAAAAATTTCTAAAATAGGTAAAATATATGGGTGTAATGCTCTTTACAGAACATTTGCACCTGACTATCTGGTAGCTGTTGATGTTAAAATGATACTAGAAATTACCAAAACAGGTTACCAAAAAAAGCACACAGTATGGTCAAATCCTAACAAAGCCTACGGCGGAATCCCTAATTTAAACTTATTTCAACCTAGCAAAGGATGGAGTAGTGGTCCTACTGCTCTTTGGCTTGCCGCACAACATAGTTATGAAAAAATATACATATTAGGTTTTGATTACAAAGGAATAGAAAACAAGTTTAATAATATGTATGCTGACACAGCAAATTATAAAAAAAGTCAAGATAGTGCAACTTTTTTTGGCAATTGGCTTAGACAAACAAAAAATGTTATACAAGAAAATCCAAATATACAGTTTATAAGAGTTATAACAGCTGATAACTATCAGCCAGAGGAACTAAATAAATTTAGCAACTTTACAACTATATTGTTGGAAGATTTCAAGAAAATCTACCAACTTTCCTGATAAATAGTCAAAATGGCTCGTTTTGAGCCTATTTCTACGCATATTTCTCCCATATTAGTAAATACTACGACAGCCTTACCATAGGTAAACATTTATAGGAGAAAACAATGGCAGATAAAGCTAAATTTGAAGAGATGCTAGAGCATCTTGTAAATAATGACCGCGCAAAAGCGGAAGAATTATTCCACGAAATAGTAGTAGAAAAGTCAAGAGACATCTACGAAAATCTACTTGCTGACGATGTAGAAGACAAAGAAGTCGACGAAGTACACAAGAAGAAAATGAAAAAAGATGACGAAGACGTTGAAGAAGCATCAAAAGATGAAGACAAAGACGTTGAAGAAGCATCTAAAGATGACGAAGACGAAAAAACAAATGAAGATTTTGATCTAGATGAGTTTGAAGTTGAGCCTAAAGAAGGCGGCATGGACATGGACGCAATGATGGGCGGTGACGCTGATGATGAAATGAAAATGGACATGGACGGCGACATGGACGGCGACATGGATATGGACAACGGAGAAGATGATGATGCACCAGCAACACAAGGTGATATCAAAGATCTAGAAGCTGAATTAGAAGACCTTAAAGCAGAGTTTGAAGACCTAATGCAAGACAAAGAAGGTGGAGACGACGAAGGCGAAGAAGGTGAAATGGATATGGACGCAGACGATGAAGGTGAAGAAGCACCTGAAGAAGAGTCTGTAGCATACGAAGGTTCAGACGAAGAAGTAGACGAAGCAGATGACGAAGACACTGAAGAAGCTACTGAACTGTCTGCAGCAGAGCAGATGCGTGAATATGTTGAAAAAGTAACACCAAAAATGGGTGACAATGGTGCAAACACCAAGTCAATCGTAGCTGGTAAAAACGACATGGGCGGCACTGCTTCTAACTTGGCACAAGGCGGAGACGAAAAAGGAATGAAAGCATCTGCACCTAAAGAAGAAAATGCAGGTAATGTAAACGTTCCGGGTGGTAAAGCATCTAAGTCAATGTCAAACATGCCAAAAGGCCACGGCGCTGAGAAGAAAAGCCAAGGCGATGCGGCTCCCGATAAAAAATCGACAATCGGTAGCTAAGGACTAAATGATGGGCAACTACTTAAGAGAGCACCTGACATTCGACCAAGCACAGATGGTGGTTGAGAATGCCAATGAGGGTAAAGACCTTTTTATGAAGGGTATTTGCATACAAGGTGGTGTGCGTAATGCAAACCAGCGTGTATATCCTGTAAATGAAATTGGCAGGGCTGTCAAAACTCTCAATGATCAGGTAAGCGGAGGATACAGTGTTCTTGGTGAAGTTGATCATCCTGAAGGTCTTAATATTAACCTGGACAGGGTCAGTCACATGATTACCGAAATGTGGATGGATGGTCCAAATGGTTATGGAAAAATGAAAATTTTACCAACACCGATGGGACAACTAGTTAAAACAATGCTGGAAAGCGGAGTTAAACTAGGTGTCTCGTCAAGAGGTTCTGGTAACGTTAAAGAAGATGGTAGCGGCGAAGTCAGTGATTTTGAAATCATAACTGTTGACGTTGTTGCACAACCAAGTGCTCCGGGGGCGTATCCAACGCCAATCTACGAGCATTTGATGAATGCCAGAGGTGGCTATAAGGCTTACGAACTTGCACAGGCAACAAAAGAAGACACAAAGGCACAAAAGTATCTAAGGGAATCGTTGGTGAATATCATCAACCGACTCCAATAAAAGGAGAAAAGTAATGTTGGATGCACTAAAAACACTCTTTGAAAATGATGTAGTTTCTGAAGAAGTGCGCCACGAAATTGAAGAGGCTTGGAACAAGAAAGTCAAAGAAAACCGTCAACAGGTAACTGCTGAACTTCGTGAAGAGTTCGCTCAAAAGTATGAACATGACAAAAACACTATGGTAGAGGCTATTGACTCTATGGTAGGAGAACGTCTTGCTTCAGAAATAGCGGAATTTGCCGAAGATCGTAAGCAACTAGCAGAAGCGAAAGCAAAATATGCTATAGCAATGCGTGAAAACGCAGGACTATTAAAAACTTTTGTAGTAAATCAACTTTCAAAAGAAGTTGGTGAGTTACATGAAGACCAGAAATCAATGGCTGACAAGTTCAAAATGCTTGAAGATTTCATCGTGGAATCACTTGCAAAAGAAATTGCAGAGTTCAACGAAGACAAAAAAGACCTTGCTGAAACGAAAGTAAGATTAATTCGTGAAGGTAAGGAACACTTCAACAAACTTAAAACACAATTTGTTGAAAAGAGTGCTGAAAAAGTGTCTAAAATTACTGACAAAGTTCTTAACAGAGAAATTGGTCAGCTTAAAGAAGACATTGAAGCAGCACGTAAAAATGACTTTGGACGTAAATTGTTTGAAGCATTTGCATCTGAGTATGCTGGATCTTATCTCAATGAAAAATCAGAAACTTCGAAGTTACTGAAAGTTGTTGAGCTAAAAGACAAGCAATTAGCAGAAGCAAAAGTTAAAACAATCGAAACATCTAAATTGGTTGAAAGCAAAGAAGCTGAAATCAAGAAGATTAACGAAGCGTCACAAAGAAAACAAAGAATTGATGACTTGATTGCACCTTTATCAAAAGGCCAAAAAGACATCATGATAGATTTACTGGAAAGCGTTCAAACACCTAAGTTGCAATCGGCGTTTGATAAGTACCTACCGGCAGTAATAGACGGTAAAACTCCAGCTAAGAAGGCACAACTCACAGAAGGCAAAGAAGTAACAGGCAATAGAGAAGAAACTAACGTTAGTGACAAAGCAAGTAGCAACGTAATTGATTTACGTAGACTTGCTGGATTAAATTAAGGAGAAACCAAATGTCAGAACTATTAGAAAGTCGCTGGCAGGATACAAAAACTGCACTTCTTGAAGGCCTTCAAGGCACAAAGAAACAGGTGATGGCAACCACTCTAGAAAATACGAGATCGTATTTGGCAGAGACTGCTACAGCTGGTGCAACTTCTGCCGGTAATGTTGCAACTCTTAACAGAGTTATTTTACCCGTCATCAGACGTGTAATGCCAACAGTGATTGCAAATGAACTAGTTGGTGTTCAGCCTATGACTGGACCAGTGGGCCAAATCCACACATTGAGAGTACGCTACTCAGACACAGTAGGCACAGGCGCAAGCGGTGCTGTAGCTGGAGAAGAAGCACTTTCACCATTTAAGATTGCTGAAGCATATTCAGGTAACGCTACATCAGGTAAAGCTGATGCTACTGCTGCACTTGAAGGTAGTGCTGGAAACAGACTATCAATTCAGATCTTAAAGCAAACAGTAGAAGCAAAAACCAGAAAGCTATCAGCTCGCTGGACTTTTGAATCTGCTCAGGACGCTCAGTCACAGCACGGTATCGACGTTGAAGCAGAAATTATGGCTGCTTTAGCACAAGAAATTACTGCTGAAATCGACCAAGAAGTTCTAGGATCTTTATCAACTCTAGCAGGAACAGGAACTGATACTTTTGATCAGGCTGCTGTTTCAGGTACAGCTACTTTTGTTGGTGACGAACATGCTGCATTAGCAGTTCTAATCAACAGAGCGGCAAACAGAATTGCACAGAGAACAAGAAGAGGCGCAGGTAACTGGGCTGTTGTATCTCCTGCAATTTTAACTGTACTACAATCAGCTACAACTTCAGCGTTTGCAAGAACAACTGAAGGTGCGTTTGAAGCTCCAACTAATACTAAAATGGTTGGAACACTAAACAACGCAATGAAGATCTACGTCAACACATATGCTGCTGACGACGATGTTCTAGTTGGTTACAAAGGTTCAAGTGAATCAGACGCTGCAGCGTTTTACTGCCCATACATTCCATTAATGAGCAGTGGCGTTGTTCTAGACCCAACATCTTTCGAACCAGTTGTGAGTTTCATGACTCGTTACGGATATGTTGAGTTATCGAACACAGCTTCATCGCTTGGTAATGCTGCTGACTACTTAGAAAAAGTAGAAGTAACAGCTGCAAACCTAAGCTTCAGCTAAGATTAGCAATTATAAAAACTTTAAAAGGGCGGCTTTATGTCGCCCTTTTTTAATGACTTTTTTATCTATTATATTAACATTGATAAATACATGTGTCAGATAGTGTGCCGCAAGGCGGACTTATGCAGAAAACCAACTGCGTAGCGGATAGAACCCGCATCAGGCTCTTATAAAGGAGAAAACAAATGGGAAGACCTATTAACAAAGACAAAATCGGATTTGGTACAGGCCGAATCAAAGTAACCCGTCATTTTTTTACTGGCGGTTCAGAAGCGACTACAGCTGCTCACATTGTTCGTCAAGCAGGCAATAACAAATTTGTTGTAAGACTAGATTCTAACAATGACGGTGGCGGAGCTTTTTCACCAAGAACTCATGCAAGTGATGAAGTGTTAACACTAGTTAACAAAGCAAACGGTGCTTTGGCTGCAGGTGAATTTAAAATTGATGCTGTTGGTTCAGACTCAACCACTTATCAAGTTACAAAACTACGCAACAGAACTGTTCAACTAGAAGGCGGAGCAACTGAAGATAATGTCATTTACGAGATTGGTTTCGATGCAAGTGCTAGAGAAATAGCAGGACATCCTAATGCATCACTAAGTGTTGCACTACCGAGGCAGTCTTAAAAATATTAAATGTAGGAGTGTAATGCTCCTACATTAATTAGGAATTTATAAATGTCAAAAGTACTAAAAGTTGAAAACGGAAATTACAAAGTTACTGTACAAAGCGGTGGTACCATTACACTTGATACAGGTGTAGAGACCGGTACTACTATAGTCACTGGCGATTTAGAAGTAAAAGGCACAACAACTACTGTAAAATCTGTAAACACAACTATTTCAGATAACATTCTTACTTTAAATGAAGGAGAACTAGGATCAGGAATAAGTGCAAGCAACAATTACAAAGCCGGTATTGAAATTGACAGAGGTTCTTTGGCTGTAGGTAGATGGATTTGGGACGACCAAATAAATTATACTATGGGTGGTGACTCAGGATCTGGAGTTTGGACTAGTATTACTGGAACAGGCACAGATTTTACTCCTATAAAAATACCTGGAGTAGTTGGAACAGGAACAAACTTTTTCTTTGATATAGGAAGTGGTGTTCTCAGTGTAACTGGTACAAGTGATTATGAAGAACAGATATTTCAATATGCAGGTGGTGTAATTACTGGCGGTGCTATAGATGACGACAATATACCTAATGCAAAAGCAGTTGTTGATTATATTGCATTCAGTTTAGGTAGTGTTTTCCAAGACAGGATTGAAGAAGGAACTACTACAAAGACATTTGTTGAAGCTAAAGATTTTGAAGTTACTGGATCTGCTAGTGCTGTAGAAATTGGAATAGACAATGTTATTAAATTAAGCGTAAAAAATGATACGATTGAAATAGGTGATATACAAATAGACGGCACTACAATTCGTCCTATAAATAGTTCTAATAATTTGTTCTTAGAAGGTACAGGCGCAGGAGAAATTGTAGCAAGAGATTTGTTTAGTATAGAAAATACAATTAGTACACCTACATCAGCACCAGATAGATTAAAATTATATGTTAATACCGAAGATACTGGCGGAACAGGACTATTTTTTGTAAATAGTACTAACACAAATGATGAATTAATAAGTAATAACAGATCGCTATTATATAGCATGTTATTTTAAGGAAAGAAAATGGCAATAGTAAACGCACAACTAACAACAACACAATTAGACATAGTAACTGTACCGGCTAGTGAAAGATATGCTATTACAAATATAATGGTTTGCAATCAAAATGCATCAAATGATGCAAGTTTTGATTTACACTTTATTCCTAGTGGAAATCCATTAGACAACTCTGTAACAAGAGTTATAAATGGACTTACTTTACCAGCAGGCGAAACATTTACGTTTGACAGTGAAAAAATTGTGTTGGGCGGAGGTGATAAATTATCCTTCGTAGCATCTCCTGATGCAGGCAGCGGCAACACAAACTTATCAGCTACAGTAAGTTACTTGGAGGTATAATGCGCCTTATCAAAGCACAAAATACCAACTTACGTAACATCACAGGCAAAGGTGTTAAGTATGATGTCAATGACCAAGTCATTATTGACACTACAAATGTAATGTTAGTAGCTAAAGGCACAACAGCTCAACGACCTACTACACCTGTTAATGGACATATTAGATACAACACAGACGATGAACAATTTGAAGCATACCAAAACGGTGCTTGGAGAGAATTGCGATTCAAAGAACCTAATCAAGATCCAGGTATAATTCAACAAAATCTTGGTAACGGTGATGCTAGTGAACTATATTTTGGACCATTAGATAGCCAAGATGTAGATTTTCCTGTTCCAGTAGCTGCACAAAATATTTTAGTATTTGTAGAAAACGTTTTTCAAATTTCAGGAACTAACTATGTATTAGAACAAAATCCTGGTACAACATTGACTATAACAAGCATTATAAGTGTTGGAACTACAACAACTATACAGACAGATGGATCTCATGGACTTACAGGAGGTGACTCAGTCTATATAGAAGGTGTCGAAACTGATCCTGATGATAACATAGAATTCTTAAACACAGATGATTCTACTAGTCCAGGAGTTCATGGTGTTATAAGTGCACCAGCAGCTAATCAATTAGAATTAGCAGTAGATACTTCAACAGGTGTTCCAGCAAACTATACAGCAAATTCTGGA